TATCGTAGGTCTTATCAAAGAGAACGAAGCCTACAAAGAGCAACAACGAGTGATTGAAGAAGCTAAGGCTCAACAAGATGCTTTAGCAGAAACAATAACTAACTCTATGGAAACTGCGTTTATGTCCATAATTGATGGTACAGCTTCTGCTAAAGACGCCTTTAAGTCTATGGCCTCTGAGATAATCAAAGAGCTACTAAGGATTATGGTGGTTGAAAAGGCTGTTAAGTCTATCAAGGGTTTCTTTGGTTTTGCTGATGGCGGGGTTATTCAAGGCGGATCACAAGTACAAGCTTACGCTAACGGTGGTGTCGTTAACAGCCCAACTAACTTCCCTATGTCTGGCAACAAGATGGGACTAATGGGAGAAGCTGGACCAGAAGCTATTATGCCACTCAAGCGTGGTTCTAATGGTAAGCTAGGTGTACAGATGGAAGGTGGCGGGGGTGGTGACAACATCGTTATCAACCAGAGCTTCAACTTCCAAGCTAATGGTGACGAGACAGTTAAGAAGCTGATCGCACAGGCTGCACCTAAGATCGCAGATATGGCTAAAGCATCTGTCATAGACTCTCGTCGCAGGGGTGGCTCAACTAAAGCTGCCTTCGGTTAATAAGGAAATATACTATGGCTTTAAGCTATCCCCTAAGCACACCAACTACTATTGGTATTGCACAGATTGAACTACGTGCAGCTAACACCACTGCTACATCTGCATCTCCATTCTCGTACAAGCAACAGGTTCTTTCCTACGGTGGGCAGCAGTGGAGTGCATCAGTAAGCATCCCCTCTGTTCGTCGTGATCTAGCTGCCCCTTGGAAGGCTATGTTGATTGGCCTAAAGGGACAGGTAGGCACATTCCTACTGGGAGACCCTGACTATGTAACACCACAGGGTACCGCCACCACAGGCACCCTTACAGGGGCTATAGCGACAGACAGCGTGACAGTGACGCTAGATGGAACTCTGTTGGCTGGTGACTACATTCAGTTAGGAACTACAAGTGCATCTAAGCTGCATGTCGTCCTACAGGATCAAAGCGGTAATGGTACACTAGAGATTTGGCCAGCACTACGACAAGCCTACACAGCAGAAACAATGACCCTAGCTTCTCCTAAAGGCGTCTTTAGGTTAGCTGAGAGTATGACCACTTGGTCGATAGACAACGTATCAGCCTACGGTATCTCATTTGAGGCTGTAGAAGTTATCGTATAAGGAATAATAAATGACCCGCGCTTTAACAACTACCACAATTACTAACATCAATTCTAATACGGTTTACCCATTCTTTGCAGTGGAGTTAAAGTTTGATGGCAGTCAGACACTTCGTATGTGGACTGGCGCGGGTACACTAACTCTTGCTGACACTACTGAGTGGTTCGGCGCTGGTAACCTTCTTAATATTTCATCTGTCGAAGAGACCTCAGAGATCGCTGCTAAAGGTGCTGACATAACTCTGACTGCTATCCCCTCAGAAGTCTTAGCTCTAGCTCTCGCAGAGCCTTATCAGGGGCGTGAGTGCAACATCTACTTCGGTACGTTTAATGATGCCAACCAGACTACAGCGCCAACTAACTTCAATGAAATCTTCTCAGGTTACATGGACCAGATGAACATCTCAGAGGCTGTTGATACAACTACTATTGAGCTAAAGGTTGAGAACAAACTGATTGACTTGGAAAGAGCAAGGGTAGCTCGCTTTACCTCTGCATACCAGAAGTCAAAGTTCCCTACGGATACAGGGTTAGACTTCATTGAATCTATGCAAGACAAGAAGATCAACTGGGGAAAGCCTGACGCATGAAGTATCAACAGGAGTTAGTCCAGACTTTTGCTCCAGATATGAAAGAGATTGGTCAAAGGGACTGGGAAGAGGTTCAGCATAATGCAAAGACCTCTAAGCTAAACCCTGATGTAGAGAGCTACAGTTTGCTTGAAGAAAGAGGCCAACTATACATATTCACCTGTAGGGATGACGGGGTACTTGCTGGATACTTTACAGCTTTCGTTATACCTGACCTTCACTCCAAGGGTTCTATGCGTGTGGTGAACGATGCCATATTCTTAGACAAACCCTACCGTAAGGGCTTTACAGGAATACGCCTTATTAAGTTTGCTGAGGACTGTATCAAAGCAGACGGCTACCGTATGTTAAGCATATCTACAACAGAACAGAACCCTATTGATCCGCTGATGGTACGCTTAGGCTACTCTAAAGTTTCAACTACATTCGAGAAGGAATTATAGTATGGTAGCAATAGTTGGAGCGACTCTTCTGGGTCTCAGTGGAGCAGCAGCTACAGGTTTTCTAGCATATGCTGTAGGTTACCTTGCCGTAACAGCAGTTACCTCAGTTATTATGAAAGCCTTGATGCCAAAGCCCTCAGCCCAAGGTGGTGCTGCTGGTAGTCGAGGATACACAGTAAACTCTCAGGGTTCAGCGCAAGATCACCAGATCATTTATGGTGAAGTTAAAGTTGGTGGAGCTATTGTCTATGACGAAGCTACAGGCGCTGACAACAAGTTCTTCCATCGTATCATTGCTGTTGCTGGACATGAGGTAGACAGCTTTGTTACCTTCTATGCTAACGACGAAGTTCTTACAATAGGAGGTGGAGGTAACGTAACATCTCCTTCTAAGTATGCTAGTAAGATGCGTATTCTTACGGGTATTGGCACAGACGGACAACTCGCCAATGCTCAACTTCTATCTGAATCTTCTCACTGGACTAACTCTTGTACTCTGTCGGGTATTGCCTACATTTACGCTAGGTTTGAGTACGACCAAGACTCTTATCCTAATGGCATCCCTACAATCACAGCAATTGTAAGAGGCAAGAAGTTACTTGACCCTCGCACTGGTGTAACTGAATGGTCGTCTAACCCTGCCTTGTGCATACGGGACTACCTAAAGAGTAACTACGGTCTGTCTGAGGCTGACGCTAAGATTGATAACGCCTCTATCATATCTGCTGCTAACATCTGTGACCAGACCGTAACTAACGCTGGCACAGCTTCTCCTGCCACTAGCACTCGTTATACTTGTAATGGTGCATTTACTACACAGGTTACTCCATACGACACCTTTTCTAACCTTGTAAGTGCTATGGGCGGTAAGATTTGGTACGGTCAAGGTAAGTGGCAGATTAAACCTGCTTACTGGACAAACCCAGTGATGGACCTAACTAACGATGACTTCCGTTCTGGCATTGGTGTATCGACAAGACACTCTCGTAGAGACAACTTCAACACTCTGTCTGGAACCTTCAAGGGCAATGAGTCTGACTGGCAAGTAACAGATTACCCTTCTGTAACTAACGCTGCTTTCTTAGCCGCTGATAACGGACAAGAGTCAGTTGCTGACGTACCCTTGACTTTCACAGCCTTCTCTCTTGAAGCTAGTCGTCTAGGTCTAATTGCGCTGGAAGCTAACCGACAGCAACTTACAGTTAGTGCCAGCTTTGGCCTTCGTACACTTGAGCTAGAGATTGGCGATAATGTACGCATAACTAACACTCGATTTGGTTGGACTAACAAAGAGTTTGAGGTACAGAGTTGGTCCTTCGGTCTTACTGACGGGCTAGACTTACAGGTAGACATGGTACTCAGAGAGACTGCTGAGGCTATCTACGACCAAACCTATGACGGTGTGATGTACGAAAGAGACAACACAACTCTACCTTCCGCCTTTGATGTACCTTTAGTTGGTATGACTTTAGCCACTAGCCTCAGAAGCACTAACCAAACAGTTGTTGCCGTTCTTGATGTACAGCTTGCAGCTACCTCAGTCTTTATCGACAAGTACGAAGTAGAGTATAAACTAAGCTCTGCAACGGACTACATTGCCCTTGGTAGTGGATCAGGTCTTAACTACGAGCTAATCTATACCTCTGATGCTACCTTTGACATACGAGCTAGAGCAGTAAACACCTTTGGTATAAGAGGTGCCTACACTGAAACCCTAAACTATGGTGCTAGACCTTTCGCTGCACCCCCTGCTGATGTAACCTCTCTGTCAGCTAACATCAACCAGACTACAGCAGTCTTATCTTGGACGCCAGTTCCTGACTTGGACTTAAGCCACTACGAGGTAAGATTTACAAGAGACGTACCTGCTGTGTGGTCTAACAGCGTATTGCTTGTCGATAAGGTCGCTAGACCCGCCACAAGTATTACTGTCGCAGCCCAGACAGGAACTTACTTAGTTAAAGCTGTTGACAAGCTGGATAACAAGTCTGTTAACGCTACGGGAACTACGGTTGCTATTACCGCTGCGGACACAATTGGTCTTAACTTAATCCAGACCCTCACAGAGAACCCTACCTTTGCAGGGACTAAGGTTAATACGACTGTAATTGACAGTAACTCTTTGTCACTTTCGTCAGGTCAAGCATCAGGAAGTTACGACTTCTCCACTGTGTTTGATTTAGGAGCTACATACAATTCCTACGTTGAATCCTTTGTTGACCTTGTTCAATTAAACTACGCCCTCACATTCGACTCTCCAACAGAGAACTTTGATTTAAGGGAAGGTTTGTTTGACGGAGACCCTGCTGCATACGATGGGTCTACAGCAGTTGTTCAAGTTGCTACAACGCTAGACGATCCTCTGTCAGGGACTGCTGTGTTCACTGCCTTTAACACTCTGTCTGCTGGGTCGTTCTTAGCAAGGGGTTATAAGTTCAGGGCTTTACTAACTACCAATAACCTTGACGTAGCACCAAAGATCACAAGGTTAGAGGTCAAGATTGATATGCCAGACACACTTCAATCTGCTGAGGACATACAATTCACAGGTTCTAAGATTGTATCATTCCCTGCCGCTTTCTACACCACTTGTACACCAGCAGTAAGCACTAGCGTTACTGGATTAGGCAGTGGTGACTTCATTGAGATCACAAACAAGACAAACACTGGGTTTACTATAACTGCTAAAGACTCAGGCGGTTTCAACCTAACAACTCAGACTGAATTGGACTACGTAGCCAGAGGCTTCGGAAAGGAAACATAATGTCACAGAATGACTTCACACTGGCCAACCAAGGCTTCCCGTCAATGAGGGCTGACATGAACTCAGCCTACCAAGCTCTAGCATCAAACAACTCTGGTTCTACAGCACCTACAACTACCTTTGCTCACCAATGGTGGTACGACACAGCTAACAACAAGCTGATGATCCGTAACGCGGCTAACACAGCTTGGGAGGAGTTCTCTTCTGGTGCTGGGGCGACTGGCGGTGGGTCTGATTTAATATTCTACGAGAACGGTCAAACGATAACTACAAACTATACTGTAGTGTCAGCGAAGAACGCAATGACTGCTGGACCTGTTGACATTAACGCAGGTATCACAGTTACAGTTGAAACAGGCTCAAGATGGGTGGTTGTATAAATGGCTATTACACTAGACGGATCAACAGGTATCGGTACACCTGACATTACAAGTACGGCTGCACCTGCATTGGTAGGCACTAACTTCACTAGCCTACAGTCTTCGCAACTTACAGGTGCCTTACCAGCTATTGATGGCTCTGCACTCACTGGCATTTCCACAACACCTACAACTTCCCAAGTGGCTACAGCAACAGCGGGCATCGCAGTAGGTATTGTGGGTTCTTACGCTTTTCTGATGGAGTATGGTACTAACTTTCCATTTAGGACTGTGGGAAGTACGTTAGCTGGCTCAGGGCTGTACTATGCCGCAGCGACCGGAAACCCCAACTTTCCTGGTTCTGGGTTTGCTTCAGGGACGTGGCGGTTAATGGGGTCTTACTCTGCCAGTGTTACTAGTAATGACTACCCCGCCTCACTCTGGTTAAGGATATCTTAATGGATTATCGTAACGCAAAACACATCGACGCAACCCGCATTGACTGTGAGATAAACCACCCGATCCACGGTTGGATTCCCTACACACTGGACCCAGCCGACACTGACACCACTGTAGACAACGACGCGCTGTTGTTGGCTATCGGTGATGATGCTGTGGCCTACACTCCACCTACAGTGGAGGAGATTGAAGTAAAACTAGCTTTTGATGTCCGACGCGAACGCAATTTACTCTTGCAAGGTGTGGACGTTATCTCTGGTAACCCTCTTCGATGGGGTGAACTAACAACTACAAAACAGACTGAAGTAGCTACTTACCGTACAGCCCTTTTAGATGTACCACAGCAAGCTGGCTTCCCTGACACAATCGAATGGCCTATCTTGGAGGTATCCCCATGAGTACTATTAACGTAGACACAATATCAGACGCTGCTGGTTCAGGTAAGCCTAACTTCCCTAATGGTTTGACTGGTGATGGCTCTTCGCTATCAGGCATTAGTGCTTTCAAACCAGTAGCAGTCACTGGTACTACCCCTAGCCTTGATGTAGGTACTTATAACTTCTTCAACCAAGGGACACTAACAGGGGATACCACAGTGTCTTTTGCTTCTGTTCCTACAGATGCTCGTTGGAGTTATACGTTTGAGTCCCCGCTTGCCACTGCCTATGACCTCACTGTAGCTTCTGCTATAAGCTCATTCAGTGTGTCAACAGAAGACCTCACCCCTCGCGGTCTGTTCTTCAAACCAGATGGCACTAAGATGTTTGTGATAGGGAGCTCAGGGGACGAGGTACATGAGTATGGCCTAAGTATTGCTTGGGATATTACTACCTCTAGAATAGCACAATCCCTCAGTGTAGCTGCCCAAGACATCACCCCCACAGCCCTATCTTTCAAACCCGACGGCACCACTATGTACGTGATTGGGGGCTCTGGACAAGATGTGAATGAGTACAGCTTATCTACCGCTTGGGATGTCAGCACGGCTTCCTACGTTAGGCTCTTTAGTGTAGCTGCCCAAGACTCTGGGCCTCAGAGTTTATTCTTCAAGCCTGATGGCACTAAGATGTTTGTGGCTGGTGCCACCAATGACAATGTGTACGAGTATTCCCTGTCTACTGCTTGGAACGTGAGTACGGCTTCTTATACACAGGCCTTTAGCACCGCCTCCCAAATGTATAACCCGTACGGTCTGACCTTCAAACCAGACGGAACTGCTATGTACGTTTCTGGGGTTTCTAATAACGCAGTATATGAATACTCTATATCTACTGCTTGGGACGTTAGCACAGCCACCTATGTGCGCTCCTTCAGTGTAGCACCAGTGACCTCCCCCAGTGACTTAGCTTTCAAGCCAGACGGGTCCGTGATGTACGTTGTTTTGTATGGTACAGATGAGGTGGTGGCTTACTCGACAGCCACCTACTACACAATGACCACCCCTGCTTCCGTACAGAACCCACCTACTGAAGCTATTACAAACAAACGTACAACTTACGAGTTCACCACATCTGACGGTGGGACTAATGTCTATCTAATCAACGAGGAGGTTCTCTAATGATTGAACTAATCAAACTAACTAACGGAGTAGCTCGTGCATATAGCACAGCAGCCTTCCGTGCCGCTAACAAGCACACAGTCTACGGACATGCTATTGCTGAACGTCACCTAACTGCACAAGACGTGCATCGTGTTCGTTCTGGCCCTAAGCCTGCTGAAGCTGTTGGCTTTAAGGTCGTACAGGAGTCCTTCCCAACGCTAGTGGACGGTGTTTGGGTACAAGGTTATGTATCCGTAGAACTCACCGCTGATGAAGCTCGTGCATTGCGTAACGAGCTACTGTCCGCAACTGACTGGATGGCTGTCGCTGACCGCACCCTAACGGCAGCGGAGACTAGCTACCGTCAAGCACTACGGGACATCCCAGCACAGTCGGACTTTCCGTCTGATCTAGTGTGGCCTGTTGGAGAGAGTTTGACATGAGTAAGATAGCACTAACACCCAATGCCTCTGGCACTGGTACATTCACACTAGCTTCACCCAACAGCAACACAAACAGGACGATAACCCTTCCTGATGTTGCTGGTGAGTTGCTTACTAATGTTTCATCTTTAGCCTCTGGTAAATTGACAGGTGCCTTACCAGCTATTAGTGGGGCTGCTCTGACTGGTATCGTAACCGGACGGGAATACGCAACCGCAGTGGCTACCACATCAGGAACAGCCTTTGACTTTACAGGTATTCCAGCAGGAGTTAATCAAGTCACTGTGTATTTCGTTGGGGTTGGATGTAGCGGCGGGTCTGGGTCTTTCGTGCAATTAGGGACGGGAGCAGGATTTACTACCTCTGGGTACCAGTCTATGATATTCAAAACACCTTCTACAAATAGCTTCGCCACAACTGGCTTTTCGATCTTATCTGGCGCAAATGCTGTGAATGGCAGGATGACACTTATTAGGAACACGGCCTCCGGTTATATTTGGACAAACACTCTCGCAGTTGGTACAACAAATGGGTCATTTTCTGTCTTTGGGGCAGGACAGGTAAACATTGGCGCAGATCTTACCCAGCTTCGGTTGAAAAGCGACACGGCTAACTTAGGGTCTTTCAGCAACGGCACAGCAAACATATCATGGAGTTATTAAGATGAGCAGACAAGTCTTTAATCAAGAGACACAGGTATGGGACGTAATCAACGAGGACTTGCCCGTTATCCCTCAGTCTACTGAGGAGTTAACCAGCAATGCACGTTCTGAGCGGGACGGCCTACTCTCAGCAACTGACTGGGCTTCTGGCAGTGACCTAGTTATGTCGTCTGGAATGACAGCCTACCGTCAAGCACTGCGAGACGTACCACAGCAGTCTGACTTCCCTGACGCAATCATTTGGCCCACTAAACCTTAAGGATAATTCATGGAGTATAAACTAGGAACACGCAGTATGCAAAGCCTGTCAGGTGTACACCCTGATCTGGTCGATGTAGTTAAACTTGCGATTACAATCACTGGAGTTGACTTCACAGTCATCGAAGGTATCCGTAACATCAACCGTCAACGTGAATTGTATAAGGCTGGTAAGTCTACTACAATGAACTCACGACACATCACAGGTCATGCTGTAGACATGGTTCCATACCCTGTAGACTGGAATGATCTTGAACGATTTGAGACTATGGCTGTGGCTATGAAGGCAGCAGCAGACTCACTTGAAATTCCTATCGTATGGGGTGGGGACTGGAAGAGCTTCTACGATGCCCCACACTTTGAATTAGACAGGAAGAAGTACAAATGACCAAAGAAAACTGGAGCGTAAATAAGAATGTTCCGCTGT